GATACAGATCCGCGATAGGGTACTTCAACTGTTCGTCCTTCCGATGCTCTATAATCGGAAAGCCCGCCATTGTACTTTTCATTCGCAGTTTTACTGCTCATGCCGTAGTGCAACATTCGGAGCTCTCCATGCTCACCATGTCGTAATTCGCCACCACATTCATCGTGACCGGCAAATATTCCTCCTGCCATTACAAAGGCAGCGCCAGCCACATATGACTTTGCAAAATCTCCGGGGTGTATGATACCGCCGTCAGCAACGATCCCAATATCGAATGCTTCGGCTGTCTGTGCACACTCTAATACCGTTGATAGTTGTGGATAGCCCACGCCTGCCACACGCCGGGTCAGACACATCGACCCCGATCCTATTCCCACCTTTACGAGATCTACTCCAACCTTTGACAATTCCTCTACCCCCTCGGGGGTCACGACATTCCCTGCAATCAAAATAGACTTCGGCCATTTTTCTCTAACCTTTCTTGTAAAATTATGAAACTCGGTCATGTAGCCGTTTGCTACATCTACACAAACAAAAGTGGGGTCAGCAATATTTGCTGAATCCACAAACAATTTACTTTCAGAATCCAAACCAAGGGTCAAAGAAACATATTTTTCTTTATCTGGATAACTTGCAACAAAATTTGAATAATAACTTCCACCTTTACGAAGACACGTTACAATTTTATATTCAGACAAAGCGAGGGCCATATCATACGTTCCAACCGTTGACATGTTTGCTGCCATAATGGGAACACCATACCAAGTAGTTCCATTTTTGAATGTTTTACTGACCTCAAGAGAAACTTCTTTTCTTGACTTTACATTGCTTTTTTTAGGAACAATAAGAACATCAGAATAATCAAGTTTTGGGTCGGAGTTAACGATCATAGACACATATAGTATCACCACAACTAAAATGGTCAACTATTATTTTGATTCTTCTATTCTTTTAATTGCATCACGAAGATTTAACATTTTTTGTGCAAGTTCTTTTGAAGATATTTTTTCTTTTAAATATAATTCGTAGTTTGCTACTATAAGTTTTGCTTCCCGAAATAAAACTGCTTGTAAATGAATTTGATTTTTGTTATCTTCGGGTATCATTAAAAATATTTATTGAATATCAGAAGTCTCATCGCTCATAAATCTTCTTAAATTGGACATATAAAAAGAGGACCACTTTCCTTTTAGTAAATTCCAAACTAATATTCTTCCTCCTCCTAGACCAGCAAATGAAGCTAATCTTACATCTCCTTGGGATGATGGTATTTTATCTTTTGATAGTGTGCCAACAATCATTCCAGCCAATCCATTGACTCTAATAAAATCAATAGTACACGTTCCATTTAAAAGTTCCAAAATAACTTCATCATAAGATATAAATGATCCTTTGTAATAACTGTCTTCTGTTATTATTCCAACTTCTACCACAAAATCTGTAAGAGGATCATAATTTCTATTTTCAATTAAATTTGTTTTTGTTTCTAAAAATGTGTTGGCGTTTCCATATAAATTTCTTAAATACAAATTGTATTCATTATCGTCATTAATTAAACTTTTGTATTTTTCTAATCGATATTTTGAAGAATAATAATCTTTAGCATCGCCTTTATTTACATAAGTTTCATCTGTTAATGTAGAATTTAAAAATTCTTCTTCTAGAGCATTTTTTAAATTTTCTTGTGCTTCTTCGTTGTTTAATTGAGCGGCTATGGCGTTTCTACTAGCCTCTATTTTTGCCATAGCCTCTCTTATATTGTTTATATAATCATTTTTAGACATATTTTTTATATTTCATATTTCAACAAAAAATAATTCTTTTGTTGAAAATTTATTTTTTATTTTTATATCATTTTTTATAAAAATTTTATTTAAATCATTAAAATTATTTTTTTTAAATTGTATTTTTATTTGTTGGAAAGGTAAAGATTTATATTTTAAAATTTGTTTTTCTAAAATTTTTATATCTTCTTTATTTTCTAAAAAAATAAAAGTTTCATTTAATTTGTTTTTTATTAACATTTAATAATTTAAATTTTTTGGAGATATAAAACCATCTGTCAAAGATGATCTTAAATCTTTTTTTTGATTCAAACTTTGTTGATATTTGACTTTTTGTACTTCTGAATTTTCATTCATAAATTGCAAAGGTGATGGTATATTTTTGTATTTTTTCTGCAATTCTCTTATAGAATTTTCTAAACTTTTTTTATTTTTCATAAAAATATTTAGTTAATGATAAATATTTATATGGGAATAGTAAGTTACCAATATCCTTTACAGCCTTATATAACAGAAATACCATATTTAATGAGATTTGCTGTAGCACCTTATTCATTAATAGCAACACAAAGATGTAGAGATTATATCTCTGGAAATGCTTTTGGTGAAGTAATTTTACCACTCCCCAAAGAACCCGGATATCAATTAAAACATGAATTTGGAGAGGGAACAAATCCAGTTGGACCCCAACTTTCTCTTGCTTCAGCTATGAATAGCGGTGGATTAGATAATATAGGAACTTTATTTAATAGACTTCTTGCGCCCGGTGCTTTTACTGAAGAATATATGTATGCTACTTCTACCTTTAGAAGATTTACAAACATAACAGAAGCAACCATGGTTTCAGAAGCAAGAAAAGAATATAGTTTTGAATATATTTTTGTTCCAAAAAATGAAAGTGAAAGTTACGCTGTAAATGGAATCGTTGGTAGTTTTAGAAAATGGTCATATCCATCCGTTGCTGGAGGTTTACCAGAAAGATCATACCCTCAAAATCTTTGGACATTGCAAGTTCTTCCAAATTTTTCTGGAGATAATGTAGGAGATGTTACATCGGATTGGCTGGGGGAACCTTTACCTTGTGTTTTGGCATCCGTTGTTGTAAAACAAAACGATAGAACAGATTCCATCGTAAGATTTTTACCAAGTGGTTTTTCAAATTTTACATTGCTCGCACTGTCTTTTATAGAATTTGAAACCGGAACAATGGATGGAAATATTTTAAAATCAAAGTCAGAAATAGCAAGGGACTATTTAGTATAAAATGAAATATTCATCAAATTTTTCTTCAATAACATATGAAAGTACAATTGGTAATTTTGAAATTATTGATTTTACTAGTTTTTTTGTTTTGCCTACCAATAAATATGTGGAAACAGTAAACTACTCTATCGACAAATCAACAACTTTAATTGAAGCATCAAATTCAATATATTCAGACCCAGATTCAATGTGGTTGTTATTGATTGCAAATCACGCCGTAAACCCATTTACTTTAGTAAAAGACAATTCATCTTCAGAAAATGAAAAATTTTCTTCACTGGATACAGTAAATTTAACAACAATTGGAAGTGATTATTATCTTTTTCCTGGGTCTATTGTGGGTGCGTCAGCTAATACTGGTGGTAGTGCTTGGAGTTTTAGTTCAACTGGTTATTTTAGTCTTACCGGCCCCTTTGCTTTGGTAGATTCGATAAATTCATTTTCAAAAAGAATAACATTAAAATCTCCAGTTGGCTCCATGATTTATCAAAATGCAACAAAATTAGCAACAATTGAAAAAACTTCAACGGGTTATGTTAGTTATAACATACAAGATAATAATTACAGACCTTCAGTTGTTGGTGGATCTTTTAAGAAAAATATAGTAACAAAACAAATAGAATATAAAGATTCACTAGATAACAAATATACAGATTTAAAGTCAGAGTTGCCAGTGATAGCAAAGGGATCTGGTTCTGCGTATACTCCTTCGGGGTTTTCTGCTGCAGAAACGTTTACACAGGTTGCTTCTAATGAAGACATAAATATATTGGCTTATAACCCAAAAAATATTCGTTTTAGTTCTTTTGTGAAAATAACTCAAAATTATAAAGTTTAATATGGGACAAGAATTAACTTTTAGTCAACTGAATCCTTTCTATTCACCAATAGAAGATATTTTTTTTCTTGCCGATGATCCTTCATCCGATACAGGCGAAGAAGACAATCAAGTTTCATTATTTAAAAATAATCTACTATGTAAATTTGAAAAATTGGAAATGTTGGAGGGAGTATTTGAATTATTTCCTTCCGGTGCATTAATTATTCGTGATACTTCAGATATCATCTCTTATATAAAAGAAAACTCTTATAATACAGTAAAAATTATTTTTTTAGATGGGTCTATTTCTTATTTTGCTATCACTAGTATAAGTTACGTAAACAATGCTGCGTCGGAAAATGAAGAAAAATTTGTATCAGTAAATTTTACAAATCACCTTTTTAAATTTTCTGAAGAAACCTCTTTGATACAACTTATACCGAATAAAAAACCAAAAGTACATAGAGTAAATGATTTTATCAAATATGTAACCAATGATTGTATTGGACTAACATTTGAAAATTATTATACTTATGGAAAAATTCCAGAAGTTGTTATAGGAAATACCACAAGTAATTTTATTTTATATAAACCATTAAATCCAACTGAATATAAAACAGAATATCAAAGTGAAAATTTTGCACAATATTTTTATTATATTTCTTCTTTGGCCACATCATTTACTTCAGGAAGTATTCCAAGTTTAAAACCGAGATATTTATTTTGGACTGGTTGGGAAAATAAAATTTATTTTAAATATTTTTTAGAAAATCCTAGTTTAGATACTTTAGCCAATCAAAAGTTAGCAAACAATAACTATAATTATTCTGTGTATAATGCCGACGTTCCAAGCATACAAGTTGAAGATCTGGACGGCGTTAAAAACACTCACAAAAAAATATATGTTTTATCAACAGATCCTCAATTACAATATATAAATAAAAATTATTTTTATATAAGAAAAACTCCAAGAATTTTGACTGAAAGACCTATTTGGGGTAATACGGCGTCTTTTTATCAAAATTTTTCATATCAGTTTCAAGATGAAGGAGAAAAATATAGAACAGAAATAATCTCCTCCACTGGACCTTTAACTGTGGTTCCCAACGGAGCAAATGAATTAGTTTATAATAAACATTGGGGCTATTATGATAGTTTGAGTTCTAGCAACTTATCTAATTCATCCACACACATTGGTGGAGACTTTGGTTATGCAAATGCATACAGATCTCAATCATATGGATTTTCGGGGAATAGTGGATATTATCCATATGTTGATAACTCGGAGATGTGGAAAAATGTATTTGATTTTACTCCAATACACCCAAATTATTCTTATAAATCGTCTTCTTCATTTGAAATAGCAGATATATCACAATCATACTTACAAAAAGTAATAGATGCAAGGTGGGCTGGTTATGAATCTTCAAACGGAATTTCTCTCCAATTAGATCAAATAAGAAAAATTGAAAAACAAAATTTTATTTCTTATGTTTTATGCTGTTTAGATACAACACAAGAAGAAACTTTTTATGCACTTCTTACAGGATATAAACCAGAAACAATATTTTCTGACTCAAATTTTCCATATGGAGACCAACCAGGAACAGAATACCCAACAAGATATCTTTATCGTTGGGCTAAATTAAATTATGGTGCAACTTTTGATGCAACCACTCCAACATATTTTCCAAATGAAATTGAATATTGGAAATTAGACCCAAATGAAAGAACAAATGAAGCTGATCCTTATAGTTTTGCAATAAATTTAAATGAAAGAAGAAATATTCCTACTGGAGATTTTATGTCATATGGTCCCGGTTGGTACATGGAACAAGTTATTAATGATCCACAGTCTAAAATAAAATACAGACCAATTGGAGCGAATGGTTTAGAAGATTTAATTCCATCTTATTGTATGCCAGATATAAGTACTTGGTTAGATGGTACGTCATATTATCCTTTGGAATGTGGTACTTTTTACTATAATGGGTATTTGGTAAAAATGACAAAAGTTCCAATAAGTAAATTATTATTGCAGGCTGGTATTACTAGTTCTGACGTTTTTAAACTTTACGAAGGAAAATCCATGTATACATTTGATGCCGCAAATATAGCAGATGGACCTTGCCCAACATGAGTGGACCCAAAAACATAAAAACAATAGGTGCTACTGAGATACATTTATCCAATACCACCATTTCATCAAAAGAATCATATATATGCAGCAATGCCGATATAACTAGAGGGCTGACATCTGCTCCGTCTTCTTTAATGGAATGTTATCAGAGATTTGCAGGTATTTCTGCATATGGGAATGCCATAGGAGTAAATTTAGATAAATTGTGGTATGGGCCCACTTCGGGTGTTTGTGCAGCAAACGCAGGATTAACGGGAAATATACTGGATACTCTGTTAGGAATAACATCAGAAGAATGTAAAAATATTCAAAACACCTTGGGAAATGATTGGATGGGTTGTTTGTTTGGAACACCAATGGCTTCTTTTAGCTGCATTTGTCCAGATTTGGGTGTTCAATATGATGCATTTTTAAAACTTAGATTAAATGTAGCAACTTTTTGGAATACTGATGTTAGAACTCCACCAAGAAGAAGCGATTTTTTGGATTCTTTAAAATATTCTCCAAAAATTACATTAACTATTGCTGGTGATATGACAATCCACCCCGGAGATGTTATAGGTATAACTATAAGAACTCTTAGTAGTTATCTTCAAATAAATACAAATTCTTATATAAATCAATTAAAGAATTTTTATGTTTTAACTGTAAAACATATAATAACAAACTCCGGTGTACATGAAACTATTTTAACTGTATGTAACATAAATAAAGAAGGTCCAAATTTTGATAAAATTTAGTAACTAAATATTTTTAATGGATAAAAAAGATTTTAATATTCTTGGATTAAAAATCAATACAGGCTCTTCAAAAAAAGATATAGCCTATGTTACTGGTTATAATTCTTATGTTCAAAAAATAGAACACATATGTAAAACTCAAAAAGGAGAAATTCCTTATTCCAGAAGTCTTGGGATTGAATATTATGATTTAAAATTCAATTCTGTTGTTGGTAAAAATGTAATGCAATTAAAAATTCAAAATAATATTAAAAATTTTGTAAAAGAATTTGATTCTGTAGTAGCAAAAACTCAATACACAACAAATGATTTTTTAATTTTGGATGTTGATTTTGAACTAAAAAAACAATTAAACACACAAAAATTAAAATGTCAAATTAGGATAAATACTCCATGAGCTTTAACTTTAAAAATTTAAATGTGGCCTCTTTAGATTATAGTGATATCGTACTTTCTCTTAGAAATTTTTTTAAACAAGAACCATCTTTAAAGGATTTTGATTGGGATAATGATGCAAGTGCTGTTAATATGTTTATCAGTATATTGGCCACAGCGACTGCATACAATGGAGTGTATTCTCAATTTGGTTATAAAGAATCTTTTTTAAGCACCGCAAATATTTTAGCTTCTATAGTTGGCCACGCTTCAAATTCATCAGTTTTATTACAAGTAAAAAAATCAGCAAAAAGCACTAGAAATATATCAGCGGGGGCTTCTGGATTAGAATCATATACTGCTTTTCCGGCAGTAACTCCAGATGGCACAGAAACTTTTTTTTATAATTTAGAATCTTTTTCTGCCAACACTTCCGGTGAAGTAAATTTGTATTGTGGAACACAAATATTACAGGAAACGGATTGGGATTTTAATTCACAATCTATGATTCTACCTTTAACTATAGATCCAGAAACTATAAAGTTATATTCAGTTTCTACTGTTGGAGATTTAGTAGAGTGGACAAGAGTAACAAAATCTGAACCATCTGTTTCAGGTGGGCAATATTATTTTACCGTATTGAATACTACTAATGGTTATTTGGTGACAACAAATTTACCAGAATCGTTTGTTTTGACTACAGATTATACAGTTTATTCTAAAGCTGTAATTAGCAACGGCTCTATAGGAAATTCTTCTACTATAAGTTCAATTTCTGGAGTTACATTTTTGACATCATCTTTGCCATCTGGTGGATATGAAGATATTAGTGTTGATTATGCTAAGTCAAAAGTTAAATTTTTAGCTACTTCACAAAATCGTTGTGTTACAATTCAAGATTACATATTAGCTATACAAAATTCTGGAATTTCTGGAACTGATGATGTTGATTTGATTACAGTTCAGCCGGGAGATCAGACCGGTGTAATAAAAATTTATGTAGAAAATTTATCAGAGTCTTCTTCAAATGAATTGATGGCGTATCTCGGAAATCTAGCTGTTGCTGGAATAAATTTAATATATCAACAATGATTTTACTTTTTAATAAAATACCGGTATCCTTAGAAAGAAAAGTAGCAGAATTTGTAAATATAGTTAAAGCTGCTTATGGTTCTGATTTTTATGACGTTGAAGGAACTCGCTGGCTTGGAGACAATTTAACAACTGAATCATTGTTTCCACAATGGATAATACAATATTATAAAGAAGACACTGATAATGTTGCTATTGTTCAACTTTTTAAATCATATTTGCGTTGGCTTTTTAGCGTTGAGTACGGCTATGGTGCTGCAATTCCATGGGAAAATATGTCAAGTGTACAAAAAGTTCCAGAAAAACTTATGCTCGGATTTGCAGATTTTTATTTTCCCGGTGCTGATTTTAGTTCTGGTTCCGACTTGAATGATTTGATTCCAAATTTAAAAAAATTTATTTTACTTGCGGAACAAAATTATGTAAATAATAAAGGAACACCAAAAGCAATAAAATATCTATTGACAACTCTTTTGGGTATATCACAAGATTCCTGCACTGTTCAAACAGGAAGTCCTTTTTTTATAATTGTCAGAGCAAACGTTCCAGAAAAATATAAAACTTTTTTAAATACATATGTCTACCCTGCTGGAAGTATCGTTATTTATGAAGCTCCATAAAAATGTTCAATAAAATTGTTTCTTTAGCATTATCGGTTGCCTCTAGGGGCATTAAAAATACAAAAATTGATTTAGAAACCAAAAAACTAAGATATATATCTTGTTTTGGGTTTTCTGAAATATCTCCGTGCAGTAAATTAAAAAAAAGTAAAAAAAGTGATTTTTACTACTGCGGTGGCTGTGGTTGTGGTGATCACAGTCATACATATTTAATAAAAAATCCGGGAGAATATTCAAAACTTGATTATCCTGTATTAAATTGCCCTTTAAATATGCCGGGTTTCTCTAATTATGACCCAAATTCTCCCAATACAGATCTAGAAAGAAAAAAATTAATAGAAAATTTTGATTTTGAAAAATTTAAATTCATCGATATAACAATATCAGTTGATAAAGAAAAAGAAGAAATATTGGAGCAAGTTAATAAAATTATAAAAAATTCATAAATAATTTTATGGCTATAAACACACGTCAAGATTTTATTGATTATTGCTTAAGATCATTAGGTGCTCCAGTAATACAAATAAACGTAGACCCCCTTCAGGCAGAAGATAGGCTTGACGAGGCTTTAGAGTATATGTATGAAAGACACTTTGATTTTAATCAAAGAGCTCTTTATCTATATCAAATAACACAGGACGATGTTAATAAAAAATATTTTGACACTACTTCTTTTGGTGATGCTTTGGGGGCCAAAGGATTTACATTTTCTAATGGGAGTACTGGTTCTTGGCCAAATGCAAATGATATTAGAACAATCACCAAAGTTTACAGGCCATCTGATGTTTCTGGTGATTATATGTTCGATCTAAGATATCAACTAACACTCTTTGACTTTTTTGGTTTGTATTTTAACCAAGGTGGTATGCAAACGGGTCCCATGGCCAGTTATATGGAATCCATGAGTTATTTAAAACTCGTAAATGATGTTTTTAATTACCCTGCTTCATTTACTTACACGCGAACAACTGACAGATTATTTTTAGAACAAGATTTTACAAAATTAATACCGGGAAGCTATTTATTGGTTGAAGCCTACGTTCAGATAGATCCCGATCAATATCCAAAAATTTGGGGAGATAGAGTTTTTAAAAAATATTATACAGCTCTATTAAAAAAACAATGGGCTCAAAATTTAATGAAATTTGCAGGTGTTCCTTTGCCGGGTGGAGCTGCATTAAACGCCGGGGCAATAATGGCAGATGCATTGAACGAATTAAATAGTATTGAAGAGAAGTTAATAAAAACTCAAGAATTGCCACCAGACCCACTGATAGGATAAAATGGCCACCAATCCAAATTTTCGAAATTATCAACCAGAGCAAGATTTAATAGAAAATATTACCATTGAAATAATTCAAGCAATGGGTTCTGATTGTTATTACGTTCCGAGAGAATTTCTTTCTATTGATAGATTATTTGGTGAAGACCCGGGAAGCTATTTTACAAAATCATATTCAATAGAAATGTATTTACAATCTTACAAAGGATTTGAAGGAACTGATATAATTTCTCAATTTGGACTGGAAATTAAAGACAGAGTAATGTTAATTCTTTCAAGAAAAAGATTTAAACAAGAAGTTACTGATAAAAATTCTTCTATAATAAGACCACGTGAGGGAGATTTAATTTACTTTCCTTTAGCAAAATCTTTATTTGAAATAAACTTTGTTGAGCATGAAAATCCATTTTATCCACTTGGAAGATTATACTCTTATGCAATAACCGCAGAATTGTTTACTTACAGCTACGAAAAAATCAATACAAGAAATTCTGCTATAGATAGTGTTTATCAAACAACTTTAGGTACTGCTGGAAATACTTCAATTCCTCTCAACAATATACTAGGAACGACTGCTGGTATAAATGATGTGCTAGAGTCGGAAGCTATAGGTTACACATTTGATCCAAACAACCCATTTGCAAATTGTTGATAAATATTAAAGGAACGCAATGTTTGAATACTTTTATAATAAAAGTTTAAGAAAACTGGTAGTAGGTTTTGGGGCATTGTTTAATGAGATTGAAATAAGTCATCCAAATCCAGATGATTCAAATAATCCAAAAAGAATAAGAGTTCCAATAACATATGCTCCACAAGAAAAATTTATTAGAAGATTGCTAGAACCATCTTCCATAACAGATGGAACCAGAATAGAAACTCAATTACCAAAAATGAGTTATATCATAACTACTATAAGCCAAGATTCATCAAGAAGAAGAAATAAATTTTCTCCCGTACAAAAATTTGATGAAATTAATAATGTTTGTGAAGATAGTGGTAAATTAATAACTGAAGAAGTGCCGATTAACGTGGGTTTTTCTTTGTTTGTTTATACAAGACATATAGATGATACTTTACAAATATTTGAACAAATAATACCATATTTTAATCCAGATCACATTATAAGTTTATCTTTTAATAATGTTAAACCTAACGTAAATATACCGATAACAATGATATCAAATAATATTAGTGAAAGATATGATGGCGATTTTAGTTCAAGAAGAATAAATATTTCTTCGTTAACTTTTTTAGCAAAAAGTTATATTTATGGTCCCGTAAGAACTTTTACAACAATCGATTCTACAGAAATAGAATTGGATTTAGATTAAACAAATGAACATCAATAAAAATTTGGCAAATTTTTTT